TTGCTCCTATAGGGTCTCTCAACATCGCTGAGTAGTGCTGTAGTCCGTTACAGCTACCGTCTAATCCGACTGGTAGATAACCAAGCACTTGGTCGTTTTCACCATACCCTGTTCTTGCCCATTCAAAACAGAATGCTAGGAACTGATATGGTTTGTCTGCACTACCCCAAAATTGTCGATAGTTAATTGGGTCTTCTACTACTTGCTGAATAAACAACTTGTTATCGTTAACCCACTTAACCCGATCATCATAAGGTACTTTATCAACACCAAATGTATTGGCACCATGAATTGCTAACCATCGCAACCCACTGGCCCCGAGTACTACACCCTCTTTGAAACGTAATAGACCTTTGGCTGTGTCAGCACCTTGTGGTGTAAGACCAGACGTTGCGCAGTATATACGGCCTCTAAAGTCGCAATTGTACGCAAAGTAAAACTCTGGCCACACGGAAAGTTCTTCTGCAAGTTTCTGTACTTGCATGAACGCTAGTACTTGACCTTTCCGTTGCTGCTCATTCCCGTAAGCGTTCTTAGCTAGAATCTTCCAGTCAGTGATTTCTGCTAGTTGATTCTCAGTTAGTTCACTCTTCTTGATATTCTCAAGATGTGGCGGGAATGGTGGTGGCTTCAGTGGTATGTTACTAGGCATACCAATTGCGAGTCCACGTATGTAAATTTGCTTCTGCACTTGTCGTACTTCTTCGTTGATACACCAAGCTGTACTTTGCAGAGCATTCACTGCTCGTCTATGCTCTAAGGCAGGATGCTGTCTTACCCACGCCTTATGATCTTTACCTTTCGCTTTGATAAATGGCAATGCTGCCATCAATCTCGGGGTGTAGTACCCGCCGTACACATCACCATCTAGGGACCACTGCTGAGGTGGTATTTTCAATGGTAACAGCATCGGGAACATGAAACCACGTTCCTTCTCAAACTCTTTTGCCCAGCTATCAAATGCTGCTGTGGTGTCTAGGGTTGCTGTTGACTTCCCTTTCTCCCACTTCATATTGACGAACAAGACATCATTGAATACTTCTATTAAGGCAGCTACTACACGTTGCCCAATGTGTATCTTGATTTCTACTCGCCATTCATTCCACTGCATGTCGAAGTCGTTAAACTTCTTCATCATTACTTTGTGTCGATGACTGTAGTCACTTACGTTTTGATCTCTGAATGACTTCATTACTGTATGATAGTATTCAGGATATTTGGCCTCGAACATACGGCACTTTAAGTCTGCTTCTAGTCGTGTGCCAATACTTAGACACAACTTCATAATAGTGTTGTTAGTACCAACCATTACTACGTGGAATGCAGCCTGTGCACCGATGTACGCTACTCGTCCCCAATCGTTATCCACTACGCATCTGGCTAATAGACCATTATACGCACCGTTAACACCTTTCCGGTTCTGTGATTGTTTTTCCAAGTAGTCGCCTACTTCTCTAATACGTTGTCGGAATAAATGACTCACTACGTCAGTCTGTTCTAGCTGACCATGCTCCCTCATCTTCTCCTGATTAGATAAGTACCGTTGACTGCCCCTATCAAGGCACTCCGCTTCCCATTCTATCTGCTGACTTTCATCCATTACGCTTTCGCCTTAGCTCTTGCTGCACGAGCTTTCTTATTACGTACCAATCGTTTGGTTTCTTCGTTCATGTGTAACGGGTGAATAAAGTTCCACTTAGGCGTCTTATGCGCTTCTAAGTACTTACCCAGTCCTATTAGATAATCGGCTGATGATACACCAGAATGTCCAAACTGTGCTCTAACCTTAATCTTACCCTCTGTACCATTACATGAGTTATGTAACGCACCACGAATAAAACCTGTCTCATGGTTGTGGTCAAGGACAGCATAATCACGTTGTGTGAAATACTGCCCGCAGATAGCACATTTGTTATCTTGCTTCTTGACCAACTGTGATAAGACACTCGCGACTTCGTTAGTCTTGAGTTGTCTAATCAATATCTTTCTCTGCTTTGTCGTGACGTACCGCTTTGAAGCGAGGTTCACGTAAACTACCGTTTGGTAATACACACATAGCTTGTACTTCAACCACAGCGTTTACAATGTTTGATGGCTTATGCCACCAATCATATCGCTGCTGGTCTGTCATACCACTAATTGTATGTACGTTCCCTTTGGAGTCTACACAACGTAAGGCACCTAATGTACCTTCGTATTTACCTTCACCACGGATTACTCCGATTACCAGTAAGTCTAATGTAACTTCCATCTTAATTTTCATTAATGAGTAGTTACGTTTGTCTTGTTCATATGGTGCGTTCACACGCTTCAGGATAACTCCCTCGGCACCTGTTGCCCATACTTTGTCAGCAATGTCTTTCCATGTTTGGTAGCTCTTACTGATACCAATAATTGGTGCCTGTAATACACGTTTGTCTTTGACCGCATCTACTGTTTGGTAGGCACTTGCTAATCGCTTGCTTAATGGTGCTAACGGGTTTGCATAATCAAAGTAGTCATGCACACGTAAGTAAGCATTCACTGCTTTCTCTTTACGGTTCAAGATACCATTCAGGATTGAGAACTCTTTAACGTCTGTTAATAGAATCTCAAAGATTAATACGCCGTGCACTACGTGACCTTCTAGCAACTCATTTAAATGTGCTACTGAAGGGATTGGTCTGCCCGCACGGCTTTTGATAACTTTGTCTACACTGTCGTAGTAGCCGTACCAACCGTCATACTTCTCAAATAAAGCATAACCTTCGTTTAGGTACTTTGGAGTTTTCTTCTGCTCTTCAATATAAAGATGAAGTGCTTTTTGCGGCTTGAACATATTACCGTCCTAATGCTTCGCCTACGAAACCCATTGATTTGAATACTTTCTTGAGTTCATACTCACGTACGCCCATTGCTCGAAAGTATTCACGTAACTTGCGTTTGTTTGTTCGTGCACAATCACTTCTTGTGTCAACGATATGGATGGTCTGTGAACCACCCTCTTCTACTTCATTAATTGGGATGATGAACCGCACTCTGTTCTTCCTGTAATTTAACTAAATCTAGGAACCGTTTAAGTTGTTCCTTCCTGTATGGTAATAGTTCGTACTTAAACCCTAACGGGCGTAGGAACTCCATACAGTCTAACAGTTTGTTTGTCCTGCGCATCCATAAAAGATATGCCTGTTCGAAGAACATGTCGTCAGCTTGCTCACCATACCAATCTCGGTACGCTTCATATACACGTTGAAATGCTTCTGCATCGTTGTTAACGTCACGGAGTATCTCCACAGCCTTCGCTTCACCACACGCTAACGGTTTACGGTTAGGGTTGTGAGTCTTTAATGGCAAGTACCGATTTGCTAATCGTGCTGATAAGAATGGTAGGCCAGGAATTGTATCTGCACCATCACCCATAATCATTTGATGCCAGAACCATGATGTTCCTAAACCAACTAGCTTAGGTTCTTTGTTCCCGACATCTTTGTATAGTGTTACGCCGTAACCTTGTGCATTACGGATCTCACCTGTTTGTGAGTTTACGTGTAAGCCTTGTACCATCCATAAGTCTTTATCGTCTGACATAATTACAGATGATTGTAGACCGTTCAGAGCAATCTGCTTGTTCTGCATTCTACAGATTACGTCATCAGCCTCTTCCTTCGTACATACAATAGGAGTTATCCGTGATGTTGTGTACGTCGATAATGCTGTGCGTAACTCTCTTACTCGTTGAGTCATTTCTGGTGAACGTGCTTTACCACGATCATCCTGATAGGGTTTCACTGTAGCAATCTGGTGGCGGCCACCTTTCAAGCCTAGTGTCACGAATACGTTCACATGACTAGCTCGTGCTAACTTGCGACTGTACTCTATCTTCTTTTTAATCTGCTCAAAGTTCTGTGAAAACGGTTCATCAGGGTGCGCGCATTGATAACAGAAGAAGTCTGCATCGGCCTGAAGAATCCGCCCCGCAATGGGGCTAGATTCGTTCTGTGCTGCGACCGTGGCCGTTATTTTAGCCAGATCCATACAAATACCTTAGTCATCTAAAGACGGCGGCAAATCGCTATCTGAGGCCGCTGGAAGGACGTCAGAAGGCGCGGAAAGCTCCACAAACTCTTGTGTCAGTGCTTGTGTTGTTGAACCGTCCCACTCCAAGTTCTTGATGATCTCTTCTTGAATCCAGTTCTTAGAAACCTTCTTGATTTCCTTGGTTGCCTTGTCTTCTACGTCACGAGTACCTTCAATAAAGATACTGTTCCACATGGCGATGATCTGCTCATCGTCGATACCAGTAGGTTCCCACAGGAATACACGAGGTTCACCTTTCAGTGGGTCGATTGGTAACAGAGTCTTTGTCTCTGTGATTGCATCGACTTGGTATGGTGCTTTGAATGACCATGCACCGTTCATGTCGGCATTCGCATACGTCTTCTCTTTGTCGCCTTCACCAGTCTTGTTGTGGAAGATCTCACCCAAGAATGGCTTACCAATCATCTGGATGAAGTGATTGAACTGATTGTCATACGCGGCGTTCATTGCTGCGAATAACTTACGGTAGCCTGATTTGGCCGTTGAACCTTTACCTACACGTAACATGAATGACTGTGGTTCTTTACCTTTGTCTGTTTCAATCAAGTGTTTAGGGTGGTTCAGTTCAAAGATCAACACAGCTTTGTGTGATGGTTTGTGACTTGGGTTAGATGACGCATGGCGACCTAACTCAATGTAGTCTTTCAATACGAAGAATGCTGGGCCTGCTTTTGGCAGTTCACGTTCGTATACCTTATTCTGTGTTAAGTCTTCCGCTGCTGCTGCTAACGCACCAAGTTTTGTTAAATCTAATACTGACATTTTATTTCCTTAATGGACCACTGCTTTATCATATAAGCTAGTGCCAATTTCTAGTTCTGTTGGGAATGGTACGTTCACGTTTAAGTTAGGGAATGTACTGTTGTATAGTTCTGGAATAGTTTCCATGATTTCTTTTACTTCTTTGGCAACCTTCTCGATGATGTCTGCCTTACCATCTAACCACACACAGTCATGGACTGAGTTGACTAGTAGTACGTTACCGTCGAAACGGTCATTGGCTAACATGTATCGGAATAGTCTACCGAGTATCGCTTGTACTACTTCACCACCGAAACCTTGAACTGGGTAGTTCTTACGCTCTGTTGGTGAGAAGCCTGTATACTTACCATGACGGTGCATGAATTCAGGTGTAATACCCTCTCTCCATGTGTAACGTGTACCTGTCGGACTATCCCAATGAGATACGCCTTGAGTGAACGATACACCTTCAATATACAGCTTGTTAGTAGTTGACTTACGATTCTTCACGATTATCTTTTCAAGCAATTGATCGAACTCCGCAACTCCAGGATATAGCTTGGCTTCTGCTTCTACTAACGCTTCTACGTCAGCTTTAGACATACCTGTTGATGCTACTACAGCATCTACGCCTGCACCATATGCACGTTGGAATGAGAACTCCTTTGCGAATGTACGCAGTTGTGCATACTTCACATGCTCTGGATGGTTTGGATCTTTCTTTGCTTTTAGTAGTACATCTGCGTAAGGTTCATTGAGCTTTACAGCTAGTCGCTTACAGTGGAAGTCTACTCGATCATTTAAATCTTGTACTAGTTGCTTGTCTTTGGTTAGTACACCTTGGATAACTACCTCTAATTGTGAGTAGTCGATCTCAGCCATGCGACCTTCATGATTACCAAATCTGGATGTGAACATCTTCTTAACTTCTGATGTACCGCTACGAGGTAAGTTCTGTAAATTCATTCTTTTATTCTAGCAAGCTCGTTAGTTCTTGCCACGTTCTCTTATGAACTGCTGCATATTACTATGCAGATTAGACTATATCACAACTGTTTCCAGTTCTTCGCGCTTCCAGCCACTTGGCTGTACTCTCTTTCGAGATAGTCGTTGCACCTTCAATAAAACGATGTAATGCGGCATGTTCGCCCATAGTCATCATTAATAAGTTTGTAAACGCATTATTTAACTTGTTTTGGTCACAGTGATGGACTACATAACCTTCTGGTATTTCTGTCATACCTGTATGCTCACAGTATACTGCGGAGTGTTCGAAAACATGTTTACTCCCCTGTCTACCTGTGTACCACTCTGGCTTCAGTCGCAACAGGTAACCTTTTGAGTCGCCTTTTACAATCTTGAAGTTGTGGTGGTTTTCACCAGTCTTGCCGAACATTGGGTTATTTTTACCGAGCTTAGAGTTGCGGTAATTACGTTGTATAATTGCACGCCGCTCTGCTATACTCAGTGATTTCAGTGTGTCTGCTACAAGTTGTGTCCTACACTTTACTAACGCTCTAATCTCAGTCTGTGATAGTTCGCTGTTTTGTAATAGGTATTTAATCGTTTCTACTTTATTCATTATGCACCTCCAAAGGTGGGTAAGTTATTGCTTGGCTCAGGATTGTCCACAGCTATGCTGCTAGGAGTTTCCCTGAGTTCACGAAGTTTAATGACCCCAATTTACTTGGTCTAGGGTCAGAACTAGACAAACGACTGGTTACAGTGCTTGTGTGGTTCAGCTTATGGTGTAGTAAACCATGATTGTCAACTAATGTTAACATACCTTTTGTCTTACCGTTCTTGTCGGCAGTCCAGTAGTATGTTCCTAAGTCTTTTGATAATGAGGTACGCTTACCTAATACGTTGGTAAACTCTAATCCCATTGTCGATAGTTCTTCGATAACGTCTGCACCTGTTGAGTACATTGGTTCCCCGAACGCATCTGTTGATTCTGTCAACCACTTCTTGTTAGGCTTTACATAACCTTTGAACTTAAAGTAATGATCCTTCTGCGCTCCTTTGGGCTTAGTCATATCAGGTACTTTCATGTTCTTGAATTTACCTTCACCCTTTCTCTGACCACCTTTAAAGCGTTCTTGAATTAGGTATGACTTACCCTTAACCAATACTGCATTGGCTACGTTATCTGGTACTTCGCACACATAGAATGCACCTGCTAGTTTACACTTCGCTGGATCTGCTGGGATGTCTTGACCGTTGTAGTTAAACACTGGCCACGGCTCATCCTTCTGTGCATACAGTAAGTTACCGTTCTCATCTTTGTGCTGTAACCATTTGGAGTACTTAACCGTACCACCGAAGATTAAACATGACTTGTGTGTATTACTACCCCAGTTAAATACTAACTCTGGTGGTAATGCTGGGATGAACTTATGTAGTTCTTCCTCTGCCTCTGCTAATCGTTTGGCTACATCTTTGCGTAGTTCTTCACCGATTTCACGGTTAACGAACATACCGTTGTATTCCATTTCCGTTGTTGCTAGTAAACCATCCATACGGAGTTTCAGCATCTTACGGAATTCAGGTGGTAGTTCTGCTCTCATACGCTTAATCTGACCTACATAGATTAACCACGTATTCTGAATATCGCCTATGATTTGCTTACCATCACCTATTAAGTAATCTGTTAACATGTTACGTGGGATCTGGCTAGTTAAACTACCACTTTCCCACAGCTCTTTTACAGCATCTAACTTACAACCACCACCGTATTTCTCGGCAATCTCGTTCATTGATACCATGTGTGCGCTTTGGTCCATACCTTCAATTAGGTACTCCACGTACTGACCACAATAGATAGTCATACCGCGCTTTAATGCTGCTTGTAATCTTGGGTCTTCCCATACCCACAGTAAGTCGAACTTAATGTTGAAGCCGATTAATACATCACCTTCACCCATTTCGTCCATTATCTCTGGCAGTACATGACTACGATGCCACTCTGTGTAGTATTTCTCAAATCGTTCTCCACCATTGACTGACCAACCTATCTGAACGATATAGTTGCGCAAGTCAAACGGTGATGCCACTCGCTTGTTCAACGAATAGTTCTCTGTCTCAAGGTCGAAAGTTAATAGCTTCATACATATTCCTTAATGTTATTCAAAGTACCTACTCATAGAATAGGTACTCGGAGAACACTAGTACTTAAACAGTACTTTCTGTGGTAGATGTGGTGCAGCGTCGATATGGAAGAAGTTATGTTGTTGATTCCAACCAACTCTTACAATACCTACAGCTAACGCACCTTGCATAAATGCGAAGGCTGTTAAACTGTCTGCTACTTTAAAGTCTACCGCATGACCTGTTGTATGTGCTGATTTTGGTCGTTTGATTGACTCAGGGTGCTTAGCACAACGGTACGCACTTGTGATAGTAATAGGTAAACCTACTGTATCGCGCAATGCGAATAGCTTAGTTAAAAATAAGCCGTCCATGTCCTTGTACCCTTTACCACAACCAGTACCACACTTACAAGCAAAGTCTGACTCTTTGAATTTACTGTGCAGAGGTACACTGTGCATAGTCAGCATCCGTATCTTTCACGAACGTACCATTAACCATCTTACCTTTACGATCTTTGATGTCGTTCCATGCCTGAGTTAAGCACTCATCGATTGTGTAACCGTTTCGTTCTGCGATATTAATCAGCACAACAATCATGTCACCGATGTCATCACGACAATCTTTACCTTTTGCAAGGTTGTTAGCCAATTCACCAGCTTCTGAGATTAACTTCATAAACTGAGATTGGTTAGTCGCGCCATCAATCAGATTACGGGCGTGGTGCCATTCTGCAATCTGGTCGATAAGCACTCGTGTATTAGTGTTTTTATACACTGTATTTACTACTTCTGCCATTATCCCTCACATGCCACACATTCACCAGTCGATGCTTGCACACCCGCTGCTGAACGTAGGTAGTATAGCCCTAAGATGTTCTCATCTAGTGCTGCTGTTTGTGTTAAATCTGACAAGTACTCTTCTGTTGCTGTGTCAGACACAAACAAGTTTAATGATTGACCTTGACAGATAGCTGGTTGTCGTGCTGATGCTTTACGTAAGATTACAAACTGGTTGATCTCATACGCTGTCTTGAAGACTGCTTTCTCATGGTCAGTTAGCCAATCTAAGTGTTGTACTGAGCCTTGTGTCTTAACAAGATCATCAATCAACGCTTCATTGAACTTACCATAAGACTTGGCTAGTGCTAAGAACTCCGGACTAATCCGGTTAATATCACCTGTACTTGTAGGTTGTACAAATACGTTAGAGACTACTGGTTCGATACCCTGCGATACACCACCACAGATTAACGCTGAGCTTGTATTAGGTGCGATAGCTAACAGATGACTGTTACGCATACCTGTACCCACACACCATTCCGGCTCACCTAACAATGATGCTAGATCTTGTGATGCCTTCACAGCTTTTGCTTTGATGTCCTTGAATAGACGGATATTCAACATATGCGCTTCAAGACTCTCAAACGGTAGTCGTCGCTTCTGTAACAGCGTGTGATAGCCTAACGTACCAAGACCTAGTGCACGAGCTTTCTTAGTGAATGCTACGGACTTCTTGAACTCTGGTAAGTATTCTGCCAGTTTGATAAACTCAGATGCTACACAATCCAAGAAGATTGTTGCAACTTCTACAGTATCACCATCCCACTCATCATACAGAGACAGGTTCAAGCTAGACAGCACACATGTGAATGTATGATCATTATCCGAAGGTAATGTGATCTCCATACACAAGTTACTTGCACGAACTTTAAATGGTAACTTGTTACGTCGATTGACT